TGCTGACGCGCATAGCGCTAGCCAATGAAGGGGAACGCCCCAGTGATGCGATTAGAGCCAGTGCTGAGCTATCCAAAATGGATGGAGCTTACGAGCATGTCGAGCAGGCTGGAGTGATCAAGATTAACATAGGAGGCACGGACTCAAGTGAGTGACGTAGAGCTGGAGATCATACCTCGTGAACCATTCCGAGAGTTCATCACCACAGATAAGCGTTTCCTGACTCTGGTGTGCCACCGTAGGGCGGGAAAGACTGTAGCGGCTGTACAGAGGCTTATCTACCATGCTTTGACGCATAAACGCAAAGGAATGGACACCGCGCCATTGCGATACGCATACATTGCCCCGACTCAGACCCAAGCGAAAAGTATTTGCTGGGCGTATTTCCGCACGTGGTGCAGCCAGATACCCGATATTAAGATCAACGAGAGCGAGCTACGCATCGACTTTCCCAATGGTGCGCAGATCAGGCTGTTCTCAGGCGAGACGTATGAGCGTATGCGTGGTCTATACTTTGATGGCGTGATCAGCGATGAGGATGATGACATTCCCTCAGTAGCAATGAGTTACGTGATACTTCCTTGTCTGTTAGACTATAGTGGATGGCACTGCTCAATGGGGACACCTAAAGGTCGTGGCACGCTGTATCGCAACCTACAGAAGGCTAAGCTTGACAAGCGCAGATTCAGCCTAGTCCTCAAGGCATCAGAGTCTGGACTGATTGACGAGGACAACCTCGCAGAGATACGTGCGGAGATTGGTGAAGAAGCCTACGCTCAGGAGATGGAGTGCGACTTCTCAGTAGCCAGACAAGGCGCAATCTACGCGAATCACTTCCAGAAAGCCAAGGATGATGACCGTGTATTCGACTTTAAGCCTTCAGAGAGCCATCTGATACACACGACTTGGGATCTGGGCAGCCCTGCGAACACTGTGACGTGTTATTGGCAGAAGGTTGACCTGACTTACAGGCTTATTGACTGCGATCATGGTCTAGAGATGACAACGGCGGAGCGTGTGAGCCACATGCTCGCCAAGGGATACAACTATGGTCAGCACTTTCTACCCCATGATGGCAAGACCAGAGGCGCTGACAACATGTCATTCGCATCTAAACTCACCGAGGCTGGCTTACCCAACGTCCTAGTGCTAGACAATGCTGGTGCTGGCGCTGAGGCGAGGCGAATACGCTCAATGCATGACCTATTCCCCCAGATATACTTCAACGAGAGCAAGCTCAACCAAGAGAACGGCATGTTTGACGCACTGATGGACTACCACTACAAGGAGACACGCATTGACGGACGTATCACAAGTCAGGTGGATCATGGCTTTGCGTCTCACTTCTGCGATGCATTCGGGTATTTCGCTGAGGCACTGACATCTGGACGGATGATGGACAACCTAACCAAGCGTGGAATAGGCAGAGCTAAGTCATCTCTAGGTCGTTCGATGCGGGGATGATGTCTTGACAAAGCACATACAATTATGTTATGAACATCGGCATGGGCGCACCAAAAGTAAAAAAACCAAAACCGATCGCACCTCAAGCACAGATGGTAGACCTCCAAGCTGAAGGCGAAAGCGGGGCATCAAACTTCGAAGCTGAGCTAAAGAAGAAGCGTAAGCAGTCACAGACCACAATGGCTGGCGAGACAGGCGGCTACGGCGGAGGAACTAAACTAGGCTAAATGACTGGCGAATCCGTAATTGCCAAGCGTGACGGGCTTAGGCGCTATAGAACACCGCACGAGCAACTGTGGGACGAGGTAGCTGAGCTATCTATGCCTCGCAAGATCACGTCTGTGGGTGGTGATGGCGCATTACCGCCAATGATCGAAAGCTCTCAGCTGCACGACAGCACGCTGAGGACTGCGTCATTGATGCTTGCTAATGGATTCTGCTCTCTCGTGACCCCTCGTGAGGAGGTATGGCACAACCTGACACCACCAAAGGCTCTCAGGGATAACGACAAGGTCACCAAGTTTTACAGGGAATGTTCCGAGGAGATCACGTATCGTCTGGAGCAATCCAATTTCTATACGGAGATTCAGGAGGTATATCTAGACAGATCCAGCATGGGAACTGGTCTAGACTTCAGTGAGTGGGATGCTGAGAACGATGAGCTAAACTTCCGTCATTTACCTATTGGCACGTATTACATCGGACAGGATCACAGAGGTCGTTGTGACTCAGTGGTTTACGAGTGCAACTACACAGCTCAACAGGCGGCTACTGAATTCGGTATCGATTCATTACCTGAGAAGCTCCAGAAGGAGGCTCGTGACCCTAAGAAGAATGAGTCACATGTCTTCATTATCTGCGTAGACAAGTCTCGTGAGTGGGACACTCCGTCCAACTTCCCGTATGAGATGACCTGTGTCCACCAAGACAGTAAGAAGGTGGTTCATACGCAGGGTTACTACGAGATGCCTGCACACGTTACGCGCTACCTTAAGTGGGGTAACAGCCCGTATGGCTATGCTCCTACATGGGTAGCCTTACCAGAGGCACACAAGCTTTCATTCCTACAGAAACAGATGGACGTGCTTGCCGAGAAGGCAGCAAACCCACCTATCCTTGCACCATCCAGCCTTGAGGGTGAGATTGGTGTTGGAGCGTTGGACATCACCTACGTCAACGACCTAGATCCAAACAGAGCGCCTCGTGAGTGGCAGACTGCTGGTCGTTACGATGTCGGACAAGACCGCATTGAGCAGAAGAAGAAGGCAATCATGGAGATCATGCACGGCGACCTGTTCAGACTCTTTGCACAGATTGAGCGCCAGATGACAGCCACTGAGGCATCATTGCGACAAGCTGAGAAGGTCATGCAGTTCTCTCCTACGTTCTCCAGACTGACCAGTGAGTATCTAGACCCTAAGCTTAGACGTATTTTCTCCATCCTTTGGAGGCAGGGCAAGATGCCAGCAGCACCAGAGGAGATCCAGATGGTCACACAAGACCGCAACGTGGTTGTTCCAGTGCCTAATATCGCATACAATAACCGTATCTCATTGGCTATCAAGTCACAACAGAACACCGCATACGCCGAATTCATGGCTATGAACCAGTCAACAGTTGAGATGAACCCATCGATACTGGACAACCTAAACACAGATCACCACTTCAGGGATGCATGGCGTAATGCTGGACTCCCAGAGGACTCACTACAGACCGAGGAGGTAGTAGATGAGACAAGACAGGCTCGCGCAGAGCAACAAGCACAACAGCAACAGATGGAACAGGCTATGCAAGCCGCCTCAATGGCTAAGGACGTAAGTGCCGCCAATGGTGGTGAGATGCCACCTGAGATATCTGAAGCACTTCAACAATGAGAAAAATCACAAAAGAGGTAGCAGACGCAGCAGCGTCCTGCCTAAACACACGAGATGGAGAGACTCTGGTAGGGTTTCTGGTTAAGGAGTTCGGTCTTATGGAGAGGTCATTCCTGCTCGACAACCAAGGTAAGGTTTCACCAATCAACGCCGCTATTCGTGACGGCGAGAGAGGGGTAGTTGGACTACTCTTTAAACTAAAACAACAGCAAACCTACGACCCAGATGAGTAAGAAACTTGTAATATCACTAGAGGACGATGGAACAGTCTATCGCGGCAAGAAGTTAATCGCCACCGTTAAGGATGGTGACATTAAGTTCAAGCACTACAGCTACAAGAAGCACCAGCGAGAGATTGAAATGCTGATGGGTGAAGAAGACCCGACAGAGCCTAGTCCTGAGCCTATTGCAGTGCCAGTTCCAGACCCTATTCCAGACACCAAGGTAAGAACCGATGCGCCTAAAGCGTTGTTTATGGAGGGTAATGGCAGATGGTATGGGGAACTTAACCCGCCAGTCGTGCTATGGAGGCAGGAGAACTGGTCTAAGGAGGACTACGATGCCAAATACGGACGTAAAGAAGACCTTCTAACAGAAATATTTAAGATACACAACCTGATTTATGACAGAAACAACAGCATCAACTGATAGCGGCGCGGTAGAATCCAGCCCATCAGCAGAAACAAGCACAGCTCCTGCGGCTTCCACAGCGTCTACGGACATCTATGGTAGCCCAACACCCAGCGAGACTGTTCAAAGCTCCCCAGAAGCTCCTATGAGCCAAGGAGAGGGTAGTATTATCAATCAGCTCTACACTAGTGAGGGCGGGTTATCGGAAAACTATACCGACCTACTCAAAGGTGCTGGTATGGAGAACCTCGCTGGCACTGTCCAGAAGTATAAGTCTGCGGACGGACTACTTAAGGGCGCTGCCAACCTAGTCAACTTTGCTGGAAAGAAGGTTGAGGGCGTTATTGTCCCCAATGAAGCTTCCACACCAGAGGAGATTGCTGAGTTTCAGAAGGCTATCGGAGTGCCAGAGAGCGCTACCGAGTATGATTTACGTCTTGAGAACCTCCCAGAAGGTCTTGATTGGAACGATTCACTTGCAGGCGAGTGGGGTAATGTGTTCCATGAAGCTGGTCTAAACCAAGAGCAGGCGCTGAAGCTATCACAAGCTTATAGCGACATCACTGCCAAGCAACACGCTGAAGGCACTGAGCTGCTGGCAAGCCACGCTGAGTCTGTAATGCTTGAGCAACAGGCTACACTACAGAAGCAGTGGGGGCGTGAATATGACAGAAACATCCAGTCTGCTGTAGATATGGCAGAGGTTGTGGGGTTTGACATGGAGAACGAGGCAGACATGGCGGCAGTTCGCAACCCGAAGGTTATGAACATGCTATTAGCTAAATCGCAAAGTATGCAGGAGCAACCATTACCACGTAATGGCGCACCTACGTCAAGCGGTTTAAACAGTCCAAAAGCTCAAGCAGACGCTATCTATGCCAAGCACAATGGTCAAATACATCTTGCACCACCAGAGGCGCAGAAGGCATACGCAGAGCTACGCAAGCTAGGATACCAGCAGGAAAGATAATCTCTAGAGAAGGGGAGTCAGCACTTTGTTGTGTTAGTGCTGGCTCTCCACCTTTATACGGATAAAAATGGATAAAGAATTACAACCATCGTCATCACAGAATGACATTACTGGCGACCACATTATTACAAAAGTAAGTAACGAGACCTACCGAAGTGGTTGGGATCGCATCTTTGGCAAGAAAAAGGAAGAAAACCCGCCAGATGGTTCTAAGGGTTACTACGACTGGTCTGAGGAGAAGCCTCCTAATAAGTGGATTAGATAATCTAATCTCCTGAAGGTGAGCGAGGCTCTTGGATACACTAACCCTATTACAGGGAAAGCGTATCAAGTTATCTAAACTCCGTCAGGCGATTAGGTCTTATCCTACAGTGGGTTACCCCACAGGGTGATCATTGAGTCTCGGTATGTCCTTAGACAACTCTCACACCCCCTTATACAACATTACGCAGAGCGGCGATTCTCTGCAACCGATAAAAGGCGACCCCCGTTACTGCCACGATTAAGCGCAGACTAGGTCTATCTGTGTCTGGAAACGAAAATCCCCAGTAAGCTGGATAGAGCTAACTGGGGACTACGTATGAATAACAAACAATACTAAGAGATCCTTGCTAGTCCTATCCGACTGCAACCCAATAATGCCACAGGTTTTTCTGTTTGTCTAGAACTAATTTAACCTATTTGCATTTTTTTCAATGTATTGACTTTGTATGTTTTCTGTGTTATGAATATCTCGTTCACACGTAGGACACTGCTGATGATTTTCTATTTAAAGGATAGGACTTGGAAGCACCCAATCAACGAACGCATTACATATACCCGTGATATGCGACCATCCAAACTGGATGATACTCTGCGATTCTTGGGTCAACCCAAACCTAAATTAAAACATTAAAACCAAATAGAAAAATAAAATTATGGCATTCACATCCACCGTGCCCGAGCACTTTCCTTCATTATATCAAGATGAGTGGCGCTTGGAACTCCAACAGTTAACTTCACGCCTGCAAGGACTCGTTCCTACTTATGCAGTTCAAGGTGATTCCCGCCGCTTCAACAAGCTAGGCAAGGTAGAATCAACTCCTATGACTGGTCGCTTTGTCGATTCAGCTCCACAGGACGTTACTACTGAAATGCGTAGCCTGTATGTTGACTTCCGCACAGTTGAGAACTTCGTATCCAAGGTTGATTCAATTCGCCTCGGTGAGATCGACTCACCCCACAACGCAATCATCAAGAGCCACATGGCTGCTGCTGGTCGTGATCGTGACGCAGCTATCATCGCCATGCTTGGCGGTTCTGCTTACGAGGGTAAGAACGGAACAACTGAAGTTGTTTTTGACTCCGCTAACGCGATTGCCAAGAACTACAACTACAGTGGTGCTACCACCGATCAAGGACTTACCTACGACAAGATCGTTAACGCTCGCGCTCGCCTCGGCAGCAAGAACGTTGCTGGTCAGAACGTTGAAGGTTCTAGCCCACTCGGTATGGTTATCACTCACGATGAGGTCGAAGACCTTCTTCATGACGACAAGTTCATCAACCGCGACTACCGCGCTAAGCTTGAAGAAGCTCAGTCTGGTTCTATCGTAGATGCATTTGGATTCACCATCATCGCCGTTGACTCAAGCCTGCTTCCTGTAGCTACTGGCACTCGTGCCTGCTATGCATTCGCTAAAGATTGTGTTGCATTCGGTTACGCTGCTGAGCCTGAGACCTTCGTTGATGTTCTCCCAACTAAGCGCCACGACACACAGATTCGTTCTGAGTGGGCATGGGGCGGAACTCGTCTTGATGACGAGGGAGTTATCCAGATCAATGTTGACCGCGCTTAATCGCACATTATTAACCTTATATAAATATAGAAAATAAAATATTATGGCTACATTTAAATCAAACCTCGCAACGACCCAAAGCCAAAATGGCGACAACCGTGTAGACGGTCGTCTCCTTGCTGGCAAGGTTCGTCAGTGCAATGCTACCGTTACTGTTGACGGTGCTGAAGTGACTGGTGACATCATCGAAGTTGTAACGCTACCTACTGGTGCGCTTATCAACCTTGCTGAGTCTTACATCATCACTGAAGCCCTTGGAACCACGTTTACGTGCAACCTCGGAACTGAAAACGCAGCGACCGCATTGGCTACTGGACTCATCCTCGCATCTGCCGCTAAGGTAGACGTTGATGCTGACGGTGGACTCTACGCAGTCCCAGCTGGTGAAGAGAAGATCGTTCTTACATCGACTACTCTAGCTAGTGTAACTGCTGGCAAGACAGCTCGCGTTGTTCTTACCTACATCGACTACAACTAGTCACCCCTAACTGGGCGGGAGTAGATTGATTTCTGCTCCCGCCTATTTTTACTATGCCCAATAAAACAGATATCGCCAACATAGCTCTCGCCAAATTTAGAGAGGGTCGAATTACCAGTATCGAATCCACTACCGATCCAGTTGCGGTGGTAATGAACGATCAATACGATCACGCGATTGAACTGTTATTGGAAGAACACCGCTGGAACTTTGCTGGCAAGAGGGTCACGCTGACCAAGCTTGCCGAAGATCCACCATTTGGATGGGATCACCAATACGCACTACCTAGCGACTGCATCCGACTCAAGGATGTTAATGGAGAGGACATCGAAGCCTCCTCACAACTTTTTTCTATAGAAGGAACAAACCTTCTGACAAACGATGACGTAGTAACGATCACATACGTTGCCAAGGTCACCGACACCAATCTCTTTTCGCCTTCATTTGTGGAGGCACTATCATTTAAACTAGCAAGCATTACCTGTGGCAGACTCACTGGTAACACCGAGCTAGGCATTGCGCTGGAAAGGCAATACACCGTAGCCTTATCGAAGGCTATTCACAACGATGCCAAGGCATCTGGAAGCAGGGACACTAACCTCATGCAGAGGATGATGGGTTCTTCCGCTATCCTTGGCGGTAACCCAGCGGGACTCAGCCGCAGCAGAAGCGCCACAGTTGGCTCTGGATCTACCTCAAGCGGCTCAGTGGCTGCACACAAGCACGAGCTTACTGACCTACTCCAGACAGGGGCTACGGACGGACAGGCGGTCGTGTGGAACGACGCAGAAGGCAAGTGGGAGGCTGGAGACGTAGCGGCAGGTGGTGACGTATCCACGGACGCTATCTTTGACGCTGCTGGCGACCTCGTAGTTGGCACAGGAGCAGACACGGCAGCCAAGCTACCAATCGGAGCTAATGGGCTTGTATTGAAGTCTAATGGAACTACAGCAGTCTGGGACACAGTCTCTGGCACAGGTGACGTAGTCGGTGACGCAAGCTCGACAGACAATGCCATCACAAGATTTGACGGGGTAACTGGCAAGGCTATCCAGAACAGCGGAGCAAGCATTGACGACATCGGCAACCTCACAGCCAACAACTTTACTGGAACGTCCTCTGGGGCTAACACAGGCGACCAAGACCTATCTACCTACCAAGTCAAGCCATCCGAAGGCGCGTTCGTTGACGGAGATAAGACCAAGCTGGACGGCATTGAGGCATCAGCAGACGTAACCGATGCAACTAACGTAGTAGCCGCACTAGACGGTGCGACTTTGACTGATGCTGGAGTCCCAGCGGCTACCGACCAAATTTTAATCAAGGATGCTTCAACTGGGGCGTTACAAACGGCAGACGTATCAGACATTGGCGGGGGTGATGTTTCAAAAACTGGCACACCAGTAAACGACCAGATTGCGGTCTGGACTGCTGATGGGGTTGTTGAAGGAACTAGCAACTTGCAGTTTTCGGCTGGTTTTGGAGGCTTAGTGGTTAGTGATAACATTACCGTAACTGGAACTGTAGACGGCAGAGACGTATCTGCTGACGGGATAAAACTAGACACCATAGAAACCAGCGCAGACGTAACCGACACAGCCAACGTCACGGCAGCAGGAGCGTTGATGGACTCAGAGGTTACCAACCTAGCGCAAGTCAAAGCATTCGACACCACAGACTACGCAGCAGCCTCGCACACGCACGTAGCAAGCACTGACATCGTAGCCACTGGCACACCATCAAGCTCAACATACCTCAGAGGTGACGACACATGGGCAACGATTGCTGGAGGTGGTGATGTTACCAAGGTTGGCACACCAGTGGACAATCAGCTTGGCGTGTGGACGGGTGACGGAACAATCGAAGGTAACACCAATCTTACTTATGACGGATCAACACTGGGAGTCACTGGCAACATTACAGTGACAGGCACAGTTGACGGAGTGGATATAGCTGCAAGGGATCATAATGAGGTGACTATCGCAGCAAGTGGTGGTCGTGACTACGTTACCATCTCTGGCACACAACAACTTACATTGCAACACGTTGATCTTACGGCAGATATCACAGGCAACCTACCAGTAACCAATCTTAACTCTGGAACAAGCGCAAGTGCTTCCACATTCTGGCGTGGTGACGGCACATGGGCAACACCAGCGGCGGGCGGCTCTCCAGAAGGAACGGACGTATTATCAACTGGTGAAACTGGTGGCACAAAGTTTCTCCGCGAAGATGGTGATGGCACTTGCTCATGGCAGACTGTAGCAACAGGCGGCGGCGGCGGCTTAACGCTAACCAACAAGACAACAGATGCAAACATCACAGCCGTGGCTGGAGAGATGCACGTTGTCGAGATGAACAGCGGCACACCATTCACCGCATCACGCAACTGGACATTACCAGTGGCAGCATCAGTCAGCACTGGCGACCAGTTCGGACTAATGATTAAAGACGGAGACGCAGCCTTTGAGGTAAACGTTAGAACAGGCGCAGCAGGCGACTTGTTAAACGGTGTAGACGTATCCGCAGCCAGCAATGAGTGGGAGCTTTTCCAAGCTGGCGAGGTGCTTATCGTCACCTGCATTGACGGCGCAACTGGAGACTACATTGTAGAGTATGACGGGCGCATAGCATGTCATGCACGTATCGACCGAGATAACACGGCTGGTGCGCAGACAATTACGACAACTACCCTCACACCTATGGAGCTAGACGAGGAGACATATAATAACGGCTTTACTGTCAGCACCGCAACAACTTACAGCATCACGCCAAGGCGATCGGGCAAGTTCCATTTTACGGGGCATGTGGTGATACAGGGCATTGCAGCGTTCGCATCGAGTGAGTACTTGTTCGCATCGCTCTACAAGAACACTGTCCAGTATAACACGGTTTATAATAACGGACAATCTGCCAGCACCTCCAGACAGTCAGTGATGAACACAGACACCCTCGACCTTGTGGCTGGTGACGACATTGAGCTTTACATCTTCCAGAACTCTGGAGGCAACGTCCTCACCGCAGCCAACACCGACAAGCTTGTCTGCTACCTAACCGCGCACGAAATACTCTAATGGCATACCAATCTAACACCGCAAGCATCCTACAAGCAGCAGGCTACGAGCCACTGGTTGACTTTACAGCAATCATCAAGGCTGGCGTTATCCACATAGAGTGGGCACACGCCGACCCGCAACCAACAGAGGCACAAGTTGCAGCATGGGGCGATGACTCACAGGCGTTGCCGAGTGGTAAGACGTTCACTCAGTCACAAGAGCCAGAGCATTACGAGACAACCACGGGCATCAAGATGGCGACCGACCTACAATCACAGGCAGCGTTTTCCAATATGATGACACTGCTAAATGAAGCTGGCATGGCAGCCGATGAGATGGTTATGGTTAAGGATTGCTTCGGAGCAAGCCACGCAATGACACTAGCTGACTTCCGCACACAGGCGGTAGCCTACGGTCTACACTGCTACCAAGCCTTCCATTCCTCCTAATGATTTAATGGATAGCGCATACATAAAATTTAACGGTGGCATCTGGAGCGAAGTTCTCAAGGGACGCTACGACCTCGGTAACTACAAGTCTGCTGCACGGACATGTGAAAACTTTATCCCAACCAGATACGGACAGGTTGAGAAACGTTCTGGCACTAAGCACTTAGGCTACGCCAAGAATAACGACAAAGCTTGCGTCCTGCATCCGTTCCAGTTCTCAGTGAACACCAAGTTCATCCTAGAGTTTGGCGAGCAATACATCCGCTTCTGGTCTAACGATCTACAGGTCGAGACTGCACCAGACACGCCTCTAGAGGTTGTCACACCATACCTTGAGGCAGATCTGTACGAGCTACAGATACGTGCCGTGAACGATGTCGTCTACATTGTGCATCCTAACCATCCTGTAGGAAAGCTGACGAGGCTGGCTGATAATAACTGGACGTATGTTGCCGCTGATTTAGAATTACCGTTCGTTGATCCAGATGTCAACTCGACTGAGGTTACGCTAACACCCTCTGACGTAAGCGGCAATAACATTACCATTACGGCGAGTGACGTAGCATTCGATGCCACCCACGTTGGTAGTGTTCTTAGACTTAAATACATTAAGGACGCTGAAACTAGAACCTTTGCCGACTTCTCAACGTATGACAACTCTACCATATTCGACCCACTGCTGCCATTCCCTACCAGCACGAAATCGGTGTATCGACCAACAGCTTATAATGACCAGCGATTTTACTTTGAGGTTGTAAACGAATACGACCCCACAACTCCTTGGTCAAACGGAACTGCATACGCTGTAAACGACTTAGTAACTCACAACTCCATTGCTTATGTCTGCGTTAACGCGCACACGGCTACAGGCAACCCCACAGTCCAGACGGGCAAGTGGGATGAGATTACTAACCCAGATGATGCCCCGTTCTATTTTGAGGATGGTGACATCCGAAAGACGATGGACATTAGCGGCAAGTGGAGCATCCAGACGACTGGCATCTGGGAGGGTATATGGTCTATCCAAAGGTCTATTGATGATGGCACAACTTGGTCTACCATAAAACTACTGCAAAGCAATAACGACCAAAACTTTCTAGTCGAAGATGATGAGGAGGGCGAGGCGAACAAAATACGACTAAGGCTTATATCCAGTAGGTGGAGCAGTCCACAGTATAGGGACGTTTCATTTACTGTGTTGGCTGCTGCCGCATACGGGACGGCAGAAATAAAAACTGTCGCTGGTGATGGTCTGAGCGTAACAGCCAAGGTTCTTGACACACTTCCATTTGCTGGGATTCCAACAGTATCATGGCAGGAATCGGCGTTTTCAGAATACCAAGGATACCCACGGACGATAGCACTGTTTGATAACAGGATGCTGCTGGCTGGCACTAAGAAAAAGCCACAGGCGTTCTTCTACTCCGAGATTAACAACTACGACAACTTTCTGGCAGAAACCACACTAGCAGACGCGCCATTCTTTGTGGAGACGCTCTCCGAGGATCAGTCATCCGTCCAGTGGCTAACTACTCAGCGTGAGCTATTTGTTGGCACAGCCTCCGTTGAGGGTGTCCTAACGACACGTAAACAGGACGAGGCACAGTCAGCAGAGAACCTACCTATCGTGCGCTGGAACGAGTCAATGGGATCAGCCCACCGACCAGCACTGCCAATGCGTGACAGTCTTATGGTTCTCCAGCGTGGACGCACAGTCCTCAACATGATTGCCTACTCTCTGGAAAAGGATGGATACACGGGCGAGGAGGTCAGCCTGTTATGTCCGCACCTGTTCTCCAGCGGGGTTCTACAGATGGCACACCTCAGAGAGCCGTACACAGGGGCGTTCACCGTGCAGGAGGACGGAACACTCTGCCACATGATCTACGAGCCTAAGCTGGAGGTTACTGGCTGGTGTAAATACACCACACAGAGCGGCAACTTTGAGTCTATCGCTGTGCTGCCATCAAGCGGTAACGAAAGCACGGACGAGGACGAGGTCTGGGTGTCAGTGAATCGCACAATTAACGGGGTTACACGCAGGCACATAGAAAGGTTTGTCACTGGTAACACCACCAAACAGGATGCTGGTGACGCTGACAACATGTGGTATCTGGACTCAGCGGTGAAGCCAGCAGGAACAGGACACACTACAATCACAGGACTCAACCACCTTGAGGGTGAAGCCGTATGCGTCCTAGCAGACGGCATAAAAGGTAGTTACATTGTAAGCGGCAACCAAATTACCCTAAGCGTTCCCGCAGATACAGTCATTGTTGGTCTGCCAGTCACATCCGAGTTTGAGCCATTCGATCTGGAGGTTCAATTTAAAGGAGGCGACACTTACGGGAAGCGCAAACAACTTTACGATTCAAAGCTGATGGTCTGGAGATCGCTTGGCGGCTCTGTCGCACATGACGGTCAGGACTACCAAGACCTAATCTACCACACCGCTGGCGAGACAATGGACGAATCTATTCCACTTAAGGACGGCTGGATCGAAGTATTCCACGAAAGTTCATCCGCTAGGCAGAAATACTGGCGCATTAAACATGATGAACCCTATCCTTTTACCTTGCAAGCTGTTATTCAATCGTTTACTGTGTCAAAGTCATGATGGTAAGCACAACTAAATTTGAAGATAAAGACTACGAGACAATCTCTCAGTGGTGGAAGGACTCTGGGTGTCCAGTCCCACACCTCTCACAACTCCAGACCCTAGGTCTAGTGACCTCGGTAGACGATAAGCCAGTATGCGCTGTATGGGCATATAAGAGCGAGGGAGTGGCTGTAGCGTTCCTAGAGCATCTGGTTACCAATCCAGCATTCAAGTCGCCCATACGCAAGCTACGAGCCGTTACGGCTATGATGGACAGAATACTCTCCATGCTTAAGGAGGATGAGTATCAAATCATCAGGGGAACTACGTGGTCTGAGACTCTGGGCAAGATATGCGCCAAGCGTTGGGGCTTCCAGATTATCGACAACAGCGCCACAAACCTTAGCCTGATACTGAAATGAACGAGATTGCAGAAATAAAGGAGAGAGACCAACTTCTGGACGACCTTGAGGTTGCCCTGTTGCACCTCCCCCGCGCTGAAATCACAATCACGCACAAATTTACCGAGGGCATGTATATACGTGAGATGCGAATCCCAGCGGGGACTATGCTCACATCAATGGTTCACAAGACGGAGCATCCATTTGTTATATCAGAGGGCGCTATCAAGATATCAAGTGATGATGGTGGCGTAATCCTCGAAGCACCATACACGGGAATAACTAAGCCAAACACAAGGAGGGCTGGACATGCGCTCACAGATGTGGTATGGACAACCTTCCATATCACTGATGAAACCGATGTCGAGAAAATAGCAGAGCAAATCCTTGAACCTGCCAGACTCAATCATTTACAATTAGAAAACCAAAAATTTCTCCCTCAGTATAGGGAGTCACTACCAGAATAAAATTATGTCGTGGGGAATAGTAGCAGCATCAGTAGCAATCGCGTCATCGGCTGGCGGCGCATACATGTCCATACAGGGACAAAGAGCGGCAGCAAAGGGCGCTCAGATGTCGGCAGATTGGAACGCAGATCAAGCCAGAAAGCAAGCCAAGTTTGAGGAGGAGACAGCGCAGGAGAATATGCGCCGCAAACGTGAGAACAACAGGCGAGCGATAGCGCGGGAACGCGCCAAGAGCGCAAGGGGTGGACTTCAGGAGACTGGAGCGGTTGCTGGTATGCTTACGGACAAGGCTGAAAGGCTACAGCAGGACGTAGACGACATCTGGAACAGCGCATCGACAAGGTCTGAGCAGCTTCGGGGACAGGCTCAGATGAGCTTGTGGGAGGGCGAGCAGGCGCAGACAGCCTC